GGCCAGCGAGAGGTCAGTTACATCGACACAAAAAAGAGAAGGAAGAAACGCTGTGGGGGGCCGCTTGTAGTTATTGCCATTTGAAATAGTCGCTCCCATCACGATCACCGGAAGCGGGCAGGTCGTCGGGGATGGGCGGGTCGGAGTCGGGCTCCCAGGGAGTCCACTTACGATCGGTGCCCCTCCAGAGTTTAAACACGCCGTCCCAGTTCTGGCGAACCCAGGACGAGGTGTGCTCGGAGGAGGAGATGTAAGGATCCTTGAGAGTCCCGGCGCCAGACCAGGCAGCGGAAAGCGAGGAAGCTTTGTGGCCAGGGGTAGAAGGCTTGGACGCGGAGGCAGTGGACCGGAAGGAGGCGGAGAGTTTCGGCGCAGGTTTGGCCTTGGGGGTGAGCTTTAGGGTGCGCATCTGAGGAGTACCGGGGGGGCGAGCGGTCTGGGCGGGGCCGGCTGAAGGTGAGTCTGAGGGCGTCTCTACGTCGCCGTCGTGACCCCATCCGCTCCAGCAGCCGTTCCCGCTTTTGGGGAATTGGAGCGGAGGCCGAGGCGCACGCCGAGGTGGAAAGTCTCGGTGGAGGACGTGGTGGACGTGAGACGGATCCCGATGACGAGCACGGCTTGCGGGTTCTCCTCAGCTTCTTCGCCTTTCACCTTGTAGGAGAGTGACTTGGACATCATGGGTGAGACGGTGCAGTGCGCGGTGGTTTGGGAGCAGGAGTTCAGCCGACGACCGGGGATGCGCCAGAAGTCGGACATCGAGGTAGGAGCCTTGGCGCTGGCGGGCGCGCAGGCGACGAAGAATATGGCCTTTTCGTTGCTGACGTCCACGACGTCGATATGGAATGAGGTGACCCAGCCGGCGGAAGAAAGACCAAGGGAAGCGAGAATGGCTTTGTTGTTGCGGACACGGAACAGGCCGGCGGCGAAATCTTTGCCGGCTTCAACTTTGAGCTCGGCCGAAAAAACCGCTTCTTCCGCCGTGGCGTAGAAGAGGTCGTTCGACATGGTTGTTCAGATGGAGGTGGCAGCAAAGTGGTCCCAAATGCCGAATACGTAAGGCAAAGAACTTAATAGCCTCGACCACTGGAACTGCTGTTGGGGCCGGGACTCAGAGAGAAAACGGGCGGACAGGTCGGCAGTGAGTTCGTCCCGGCGAGTGAGGCCGAGATGGCGGACTAGGCTGGAATGCGAGAAGGCGAAGTTCATGAACCAGGTGTGGTTCTCGAGTTGCTCGGCGCACAAAACGTCATGCAGCAGGTCGCCGTGACCGTAGGCATGCATGGCCTCCAGGAAGTAATTGTCGAGGACCTCGTGGAGTTCCCCGCGGTTCTGCTTGTAAACGGTCTTCAACACCAGCGTGAGGGGGTCGCGAATGGCGCCGATAGGGGTGAGCAGCCAGCCACAGAACTCGGGGACATCGGTGTAGAATTCCTTGGAAACCAGGGTGAAAGACTTCTCTACAAGGGGCCACTGGGGGTTGAGGACGGGCTTTCGCATGAGCAGGCTGTCGTCGCCGGACCACGCGCCGGGAATGCCATGGATGTCGTACTTCAAGGACATATAAGCCATGTTGTACAGCGTGTTGAAGATGTACGTGCCAGGTTCGCCGGTGAAGCGCATGACGGCGGAAGGGCCAAAGGTGGTGACCAGAGTTGTCTTGAGCCAGTAGTAGTATTGGACGATGTCCTCGTCAAAACCCAGGTGGCGCAGCAGGCGCATCTCGAACTCCAGCGCCTCGCCTGTGCAAGATTGGTCGTAGGCGGTGAAGTCGTTAGTGAAGACCTTGCCAGAAACACCAAACCGTTTGCTCCAGGCGTC